CAAGGAAAGCAATCGAAACGATTTTACGGGAGTCCTACGAAAGCTACCATTATTAGTCGAAAGGTTAAAAAATGTCACGCTACACAACATGGATTACAAAGAGTGTATAGAGCTGCATGACAGCAAAAACACTCTTTTTTATATTGACCCGCCGTATATAGGCGCAGAAAAAGTATATAAAAGGCTTTTTAACTTAGACATGAGCGCATTCAGTTTAGATGAACTGCGGCAAACATTGGAACGCGTACAGGGTAAATTCGCATTGTCCAACTTTGATACGCTGGCCGTTCGAGAAGCCTTTTCGAATTTCAGAATAATCGAATTACAAAGAAGTGAATCTGTAGCCGGTAAAAGCATTGTGGATGGGAAAAAGAAAGTGGTTCGTGAAGTTTTGATTATGAATTACTAACCGTAAGAGCAGTCAGTGGTTTCAGTCAACAAACCCATAAGGAGAGATTGGCGTGTTAGAAGCAAAAATCAAGGAGTACTGGGAAATGAAAAGGCTTGCCGAAGAAGCGCAAGCCGCCGCCGAAAGTTTAGCAAACGAAATCAAAGCTGCCATGACCGAAGCAGGAAAAAGCAAAATGATTGTAGGCGAGTACAAACTTTCATACATCGAAGCCAAGCGGGAAACACTCGATAAAAAGCGGCTTGAACAGGATTTAGGCGATTTGACCGAATACACAAAAATCACTTACTACAAATGTTTTTCAGTTGCATAGACCCGATATTAAAACAATGGAGTCGATACCATGCCATTTAAACCAAGAAAGCCGTGCGCTCATCCCGGTTGCCGCGAATTAACATCCGGCCGTTTCTGCGAAACACACGCAAAGGAAGTAATGAAGCGTTACAACCAATATAGTCGCGACCCTAATGCTAACAAGCGGTACGGACGTAGATGGAAAAGGATTCAAGCAGCATATATTTCTGTTAATCCTTTATGTGAAATATGTAAAGGAGAGAGCAAATTAGTACCTGCGACTACCGTTCACCATAAAATCAAATTAACAGACGGTGGGACAAACGCGAAGGAAAACTTGCAGGCGTTGTGTGCATCGTGCCACTCGCGGTTGCATGTAAGCGAGGGAGACTACTTTTAAGCGGCGGCCGACGGCAAGGGGGGCACTCAATCCCCAAGGCAGTGCGAGCGGACAACGACAGGGGTAGCAAGCGGGAATTTTCCCCGAAATCAAAAATTTTTCAGGTGGTGATTTTATGCCAAGAGGAGGGAAACGAACAGGCGCGGGAAGACCCGCGAAACCCCTATTCAAGCGGCTTGACGAGGGTATCGGGGCTGTGCGGCATGAAAAACCCCAAGTGCTTGCATTTTCTCAGGAAATCAAAAACAATCAAAGCGGTGGAGAAAACGCGCAAAACAATCAAAGTGAACAAGAATTTCCGAAGTTTTTGCGCGAATTAGACATAGCCGCAGAAAAATTCTTGCCGTCTGCGGAGGAGATTTACGACATCACGCTCGAATGGGTGAGAGGCACAGGGTGCGAGAAATTTGTGTCCGCACAGCTTATAGAGGACTTCGCGCTTACGCGGAGAAATTATTTGGAGTGTGAGTATAAATGCAAGGCGGAGGGGCGCGTGAATGATAAGGGGCAAATGTCACCGTATGTAAAAGCGTCCATTGAATACATGAAGCAAAACATGGCAATCTACCGCGAAATTTGGGCGATAATCGCACAAAATTCCACGGAGGATTATAAAAGCAACAAAGGTAAATCATTCTTAAATTTAATTAAAGACAGGGGGTTTTAACTTTTGTTTGAGTATACGCCTACGAAGTTAATGCTTCCCTCAAGTTACTACGATAAACGGCGTGCAGATTTTGCGGTTGACTTCATATCGCTGTTATCGCACACGACGGGGGAATGGTACGGTAAATCGTTCCAGTTGATGCCGTGGCAAGAGCAAATTATACGGGATATTTTCGGCATTGTGGATAAAGAAACAGGGTACCGGCAATTTCGCACGGCTTATGTGGAAATCGGCAAGAAAAACGGTAAAAGTGAACTTGCCGCCGCGGTCGCGCTTTACCTGTTGTTTGCCGATGGAGAACCGGGCGCGGAAGTATACTCCTGTGCGGCCGACATCAACCAAGCATCTATTGTTTTTAATACCGCGAAGGGCATGGTCGAGCTGTGCGATGATTTAATGGACATTGCAGACCTCCTGCCTTCGACGAAGCGGATAGAGTTTGATGAAACAAAAAGTTTTTACCGTGTGCTTTCTTCTGAAACGAAAACAAAGCAGGGTTTTAATGTGTCGGGGTTAATTTTTGATGAATTGTTCGCGCAACCTACGCGGGAATTATTCGATACTATGACGAAATTTACCGGCGATGCACGAAGGCAACCGCTTTATTTTTTAATCACCACTGCCGGTAAAGATAAAAATTCCATTTGCTACGAGGTTCACAGCAAGGCGAAAGCGATTTTAGATGGCACGAAGATTGACCCGGCATTCTACCCGGTTGTGTTTGGTATGGACGATGGGGACGACTGGGAAGATGAAAAAGTTTGGTTGCGGGTAAATCCGTCAATCGGAACGACAATTAAACTTGAAACTGTACGCGCGGCGTATAAGTTGGCGAGGGAAAACCCGGCAGACGAAATTCACTTCCGGCAATTTCGTTTAAACGAGTGGTGCAACGCCGATGTTCGGTGGATGCCGATGGACAAATGGGACGCTTGCGGGGAAGATTTCGATATTTCCGAATTTGAAGGGCGCGAATGTTATGCGGGGCTTGACCTTTCTTCCACAACCGACCTTACCGCGCTGGTTTTGGTGTTTCCGCCGGAGGGTGATGATGAAAAATATGCGATTTTGCCGTTTTTTTGGCTGCCGGAGGATGTAATTGACTTGCGAACGCGCCGCGACCATGTGCCGTATTTGGTTTGGAAAAAAGCGGGAGTGTTTAACACCACCGAGGGTGATATTGTTGATTATTCTTTTATCACGGCGTTTGTTGCGGAGCTATCTAAGCGTTTTGTAATTCGTGAAGTTGCTTATGACCGCTACGGTGCGGAGAAAATCCGCCGCGACCTTGAAGAGCTTGGCGATGAAAATGGATTTACAGTGTTTCCGTTCGGACAGGGCTTTTTATCAATGTCACCACCGACAAAAGACTTGCTTCAACATGTCTTGGAACGCAAAATACGTCACGGAAAACACCCGGTTTTAGACTGGAATATGCGAAATGTCATTGCTGATGTTGATGCGGCAGGTAATATCAAACTAAGTAAAAAGAAATCTACAGAGAGAATCGACGGTGCTATTGCTTTAATTATGGGATTTGCAAGAGCAATATTGCAAGATGGGGGACAATCAAAGAGTGTTTACGATGAGAGGGGAATCCTTTTCATATGAAAATAATTTCAAATTTATTTAATACGTTGAAAAGCGGCATAAAAGGAAATCCCGGCGGGGATTTTTCTTTTTTGTTCGGAGGTTCTGCGGCAGGAAAGTTTGTAAACGAAAGTACTGCGATGCAGACCTCGGCAGTTTACGCCTGCGTGCGTATTCTTGCCGAAGCAATTGCAAGTTTGCCGCTACACGTTTATGAACGCGGCACATACGGCGGCAAAACACTTTCGATTAATCACCCGTTGTATAGACTTCTCCACGACGAACCTAACCCCGAAATGACATCGTTCGTTTTTAGGGAAACGCTTATGTCGCATCTTTTAATTTGGGGTAATGCTTATGCGCAAATTGTTCGTGATGGGCACGGCCGTCCTGCCGCTCTTTACCCGTTATTGCCGGACAGAACAATGGTAGAGCGAAACGAGCGAGGGCATTTGGTCTATATCTATAAAACTGACAGTGGGGAAGTTGTTAAACTACCGCGTGAACAAGTTTTGCATATTCCGGGGCTTGGGTTTGATGGTTTGGCCGGTTATTCGCCGATTGCAATGGCGAAAAGTGCTATCGGCATGGCGTTGGCAGCGGAAGAATACGGGGCTATGTTTTTTGGAAACGGCGCAAATCCAAGCGGAACGCTAGAACACCCCAACACGATAAAAGATATCGACCATGTGCGCGAAAGTTGGAACGCACGGTTTCAGGGCACAGGTAAAGCTCACGGTATAGCCATTCTTGAAGAAGGAATGAAATTTAACCCGATAAGCATTCCGCCGGAGCAAGCACAATTTTTACAGACTCGTAAATTTCAAATTGCCGAAATTGCACGTATTTTCCGAGTACCGCCGCACATGATAGGTGACTTAGAAAAAGCGAGTTTTAACAATATAGAACACCAAAGTCTTGAATTTGTGAAGTATACGCTTGACCCGTGGTTAGCCCGGTGGGAGTCAAGTATGAAAAAGGACTTGATGCTTCCCGGAGAAAAGTCACGAATGTTAATTCGCTTTGATGTCTACGGATTGCTTCGCGGTGATTATGTCGGACGTATGAGAGGTTACGCAATCGGTAGACAAAACGGTTTCTTATCCGTAAACGATATTTGCGATATGGAGGATAGGAACCGTATACCTGCCAAAGAAGGCGGAGACTTGTATATGGTAAACGGAAACATGAAAACTTTAGCAAGTTTGATGAGACGGGAGGAAGACACATAATGAAATTTTGGAATTGGGTAGAAGCCGATGACAGTGATGGTCGGGTTCTACGATTCGACGGCGTAATAGCACAAGACGAATGGTGGGGCGATGAAATTACTCCGGCACAATTCCGTGAAGAACTTTTCGCGGGGAGCGGTCCGGTAACTATTTGGATTAACTCGCCCGGCGGAAGTTGTGTTGCAGCTTCGCAGATTTACGCCATGTTAAAGGATTACAAGGGCGATGTGACTGTAAAAATTGATGGTTGCGCATACAGCGCGGCATCAGTTATCGCAATGGCAGGTACAAAGGTGCTTATGTCACCGACGGCTCTTATGATGATTCATAATCCGTGGAGTTTCGCAATCGGCGAAAGCGAGGATATGAAGAAAGCCGCTGCTATGCTTGACGAAGTGAAGGAAGCAATTATCAACGCGTATGAAATCAAGACGGGCATGGGGCGTGCGAAAATTTCAAACCTTATGGACGAGGAAACATTCCTTTCTGCGAAGCGAGCGATTGAATTAGGCTTTGCCGACGGAATGATTGAGGATGTGGAAGGTTTATCGTCAGCCGCATCATCGACCGCTGCGAATTTCAGTTTTTCACAAAAAGCGTTTAATACGTTTTCAGTGGAGCGGGTAGCAGCGTGCGTTCGCGGTGATAAAGGGAGGAACGCGACGCCAAATTTCCACAACATTGCAGAACGTCACACAAAACATGAACCAACACAAAAAGGTGTTACAGCAGAGTCGCTTATGAAGCGGCTTTCTTTAATTCAACCATAAATATTTTGAAGGAGGAACAGAAATGCAAGTAAAGATTTTAGCATTACGTGAAAAACGTGCGCAGGCATGGGATGCTGCAAAGAAATTTTTAGAGAACAAACAAAGTACGGACGGAATGTTGTCCGCCGAGGACGCGGCTACTTACGACAAGATGGAAACTGACATCGTAGCAATGGGTAAAGACATTGAACGCATGGAACGTCAAGCTGCGATGGACTCGGAATTATCTAGGCCAACGAGCGAACCTATTACCAACGCGCCGTCAACTGCCGGAGCGGAAAGAACCGGGCGTGCATCTAACGAGTACAATGAGGATTTTATGAACGTGATGCGCGGAAATACCCCCGCTCATAATGTTTTAAGCACCACGCCGAATTCTGACGGCGGGTATCTTGTACCGACAGAATTTGAGCGACGCATTGTTCAAGGATTGGAAGAAGAAAACGTAATCCGTAAAATTGCCAGAGTTATAACCACCGGCGCGGAACGCGAAATACCCGTTGCGGCAAGCGGCTCGACAGCAACATGGACGGGGGAAAACGCAAAAATCCCTGAAAGCGGCATGAAATTTGACCAAAAGACGCTAGACGCTTTTAAACTTACCAATCGTATAAAGGTGAGTATAGAGCTTATGCAAGATTCCATGTTTGACCTTGCGGCGTATATTGCCGAAGATTTTGCAAGGGCCTTTGGCGCGGCAGAAGAAGAAGCGTTTTGCATCGGAACGGGTGTCGGCAGACCCACTGGATTATTTACGGCCAAAGGCGCGGATGTTGGGCTTACTGCCGCCGCTAACGGGACAATAAAAGCCGATGAGTTAATTGACCTTGTATATTCATTAAAAAGCCCGTATCGCAGAAAAGCTGTGTTTCTAATGAATGACAAGACTGTAGCGGTTGTGCGTAAGATGAAAGACGCGAACGGGCAATATTTGTGGCAGCCGAGCGTTCAAGGTGGGGAGCCGGACAAATTACTTGGTTACGGACTTCATACTTCACCGTTTGTGCCTTTGGTTAAAGCGGGTGGCTTACCGATTGCTTTCGGAGATTTTACAAATTATTGGATAGCTGACCGAATGAGACGCACAATGCAACGGCTTAACGAACTTTATGCCGAAAACGGGCAAGTCGGCTTCATCGGTACACAGCGTGTAGACGGCAAAGTTATTTTACCGGAAGGAATTAAATTGTTAGAAATGGCAGCTTAATTTTGGAGGTGGGCGGCATGGTTGGTAATCTAAAACCAAAGACAAAAGGCACGACTGATGATTTGCTGGCGAAGGTAAAAAACAACCTTATTTTAACCCACGACGAGGACGACAGTTTGCTTCGTGGGTTTATAATTGCCGCTATTGATTACGCCGGAAGCGTTCAAAATTTAGATTACAGTAAGGATAAAATTCCACCTGCCGCCGAGCAAGCTGTAATTATGCTTTCAAGCCATTTCTACGAGAGTAGGGACGGCTCGACAGCGGGCTTCTTCGCGGGGCAGTCGGGTGCGGCTAAACAGGTTTGGGACGCCGTTAATCGGCTTCTTATGGTTGGAAAGAGGTGGGAAATGTGATAGGTCAAATGCGCCACACAATTGAGATTATCTCCACCGAATCATCTAAGGACCATCAAGGCGTTACCAAGCGAGACGAGATTGTTCTTAAAACCGTCCGCGCATACAAAGAATCGCAACACGGCAATGAGAAGTGGCGCAACCGCGCCGCTTTTTCTATGTCTGATACTTTGTTCCGATTTCGCACAATTCCGAACTTTAAAGTAACCACTTCCATGTATATCAAATGTGACGGCGAACGCTACAACATTTTCAGCGTCGAAGATGTGCGCGGTCGCGGTATGTATGTAGAGGTTTTATCCGAAAAAACATCACCGTCGAAGGGGTAGAGATATGGATATTTTAACAGACTTAAACGCCGTGCTTACGGCTGTGAATGTTCCTTTTGAAATCGGATATTTCGGTGAAGAGCCGCCGGATGAGTTTGTTGTGATTATCCCCCAAGCCGATGAGTTTATATATGGTGACAACACCCCGAATATGGACATACGAAAAGTACGGTTGGGAGTTTTCAGCAAAATACACCCTTACACGCTCCGCGATAACATCGTCAAAGAACTTCTTGCGGCGGATTTTTACATCGCAGACCGTAAATATATCGGCTTCGAATTTGAAACGAAATACCATCAAATGCTTGTTGACGTTGAAAAAGGGTACGAAATGGCGGTGTAATCCGTGCAAACGATTATTATTAAGAACGGCAAGCAACTCCAAGCGATTGCAGACGCTATATCCGGGGCAGATACAACCGTTATAGACGCAACACTTAAAGCCGGTGCAAAAGCCGCCGAAGGAGAGTTGCGGGCGCGGTTATACAACTCACTTAGCGGCAATTCAACCGGGGAGCTTGTGGGTGCATTCGGTACTTCTCCTGCAAAAACAAGCTCGAAAAATTCCGACCGTAACGTCAAAGTTGGTTTTAGTGAACCCCGCGAACATCAATACGCTAAAACCATGAATTATAGAGGGCGTAAATCTGCCCGGCGCGGAGATATGCGCTACGGCAAGCGGTCATATTACAAAATCACAAATGAAATGATTGCAAATGTGCTTAACTACGGTGCGCCGGAAGCAAACCAACCGGCGCGGCCGTGGCTTGGCGGTTCGCCTGTTGCTCAACGTGCGCGTAAGGCTGCGACGGCATCACTTTCAGCAGCGACAGGAAGCGCACCACAGGGCGCGGTTGAAGACGCAATAAGCCAAGAGTTTCAAGCGCATTTGCGAAAATTGATTGAATCCACCCCGCAAGGAGATCCATCAACGTGGGGAGCGGAAACACAGCGAATACTTGGTTCAAATTAAAATTTATTTTTGAATTGGAGGAAATAAAATGAACGACAACAGAAGTGCAAAATTTAGAGTGGGTGTCGAACGTGCGCATTTTGCCCCGATTCTCACAGACCCTATAAATCTTGACCCTGCGGCAACCGGAGCGGTTACGCCAACATACGGCACTCCGATACATTTACCAAAAATACGGTTCGTGAATGTTACCGCATCCAATACGCCGATTACCGTTTATGCCGATAACGCGGCACAGTTTACAACTATTTCAAAAGGCGAAAAAACCGCCGAAGTCGAACGTTTCAACATCAGCAACGAAGAACAGCGTCTTTTATTCGGGTATAAACAAAACGCCGACGGAATAACATTCGATTCCAAAGACAGTCTTCCGACGCAAGGCGCGTTCGGTTTTGCGCGTAAACTTGGTGATGGCACTTGGGAATTGGTTTGGCATCTTAAAGGCGTGTTCACCAAAGGCGCGGAAAACGCAACGACACAAGAAAACACAATTTCGCCGCAGTTCCAAGGAATGACCGGCACATTTGTTGTGCGTCAATGTGACGGCGTTACTACGGTTCAAATTAATACGGACGAAGCATCGCAATCCGTTATTGATAACTGGTTTTCCCTTGCCACTTTACAAAAATTGTACCTCGAAGCCGACCCAACAAGCGGAATAGGCGGTGCAAGTGCAAATATTCCGATTGTACAGATGTCGGCGGCGTTAACGGAAAACGTAACAAAAGCCCAAACTGACGCGGCAAACGCGGCAACGGCAGCGGATAAAGCAAAAGAAGTTGCGGAAAACGCCGCTGCTGTAGCCGAAGCTGTAGAAGCAAGCGCATTAGCGGACGCGGCGGCAGAAGCTGCAAAATTAAATTTGGCAAAATTGACAGGCGACACCAAACCCGCCGCCGATAGCAAACTCGCGAAATAGACTATGATTAACACAGATGTTTTTGAATTTGAAAAAGACGAAATCCGCGTATTACTGGATGTGTCATATGCAATTAAATTTACACTAAAGGCTGTTTTCCAACTGGAAAAACGCTACGGTTCGATGCCCGCCGCTTTGAAGGCTTTGCTCGGTGAAAATCCCGACGAAGCAAAAGAAGCGGCGGTGTCGTTTCTTTGCGTACTTACAGGATTAAACCCGGAGAAAATTAATGAGAACATGGATGCTTTACGTTTCCGGATGGCGTTTGAAGGATTGACAAAGGCACTTAAACGAGATTTTCCCGACAAAAAAGACTGTGACCCGGAAGATGAAGAAGAAAATTGGCAACCCAACGATTGGGATTATTTATATGCGGTCGGACGTATGCGTCTTCTTATGAACGAAGACGAGTTTTTAGAAACTACGCCGCGACGTTTTTTCAAACTTCACTATTTGTGGCGTTTGCTTAACGGACACGAACAGCCGGAAGAAGAAGTTTATACAGGCGCATTGACGCATTAAAGGCGGGTTTAATATGGCATTCAAATTAAGCATTCCTATAACCACGGACGCGGGTAAGGCTACAGACGAAATAAAAATTCTTAACAAAGAATTGAATCAAGCCGCCAAAATAGGAAGACTTGCAGATAAAGAATTAGCGGCGAACGGTGACAGTGCGGAAGCCCTTGCATCTAAAAAGCAAGCCCTTAATGCTCAAATACGTTTACAGACAGATATTGCGGAAAATCAGCGTAAGGCGTTTGAATCTGTAAACGTTGCAATGAAAGAAGCGGCGGAAAAAGCAACAGCCGCCGCCGTTGCGTATCATAGCGGGAAACAATCTGTTTCCACTACAAAAGATGAATTGGAAGCGTTAAGAAAAACTCTTGACGAATCTAACAAAGATTATGAAATCGCAAAGCGGCAATTAGTGGGATGGGGGCGCGATTTAGAAGCGTCCGTTATTAAAACCCGCACACTGGAAGCCGCACTGAAGGACACAACAAAAAATGTAAACAGTCAAACGGTGGGGTTGTCCGAACTCGGAAAAGAACTTCAATCACAAAGCGAAAACGCACGCATATTTGGTGATGTTCTAAAAGCAAACCTTGTCGCTGATGCCATAACCGGAGCGTTTAAAAGTTTGGTAAGCGGTACAAGCAATTATTTGTCGGCAGGTGTAAAATCGGCGGAAGATTTTTCTGTTGCACAAACTCTGCTTGCAAGTAATATGCGTAATGCAATGGATGCGACACAAGAAAACGTTGCCGCAATTATTGAACTTACCTCCGCACAGCAAAAACTTGGTGTTGTTTCACAAACCGTTCAAGTCGCAGGCGCACAGGAATTAGCGACATACCTTGAAAAATCGGAAACATTGCAAAATTTAATTCCTGTTATGAATGATATGCTTGCACAGCAGAACGGAATAAACGCTACACAACAAAACGCGGTAACGGTTGGCTCTATGTTGGGTAAGGTGATGAACGGTCAAGTAGGCGCGTTGTCACGGTACGGCTACAGCTTCACGGAAGCACAGGCGAATATACTCAAATTCGGTGATGAAGCGCAACGTGCGGCGGTTCTTATTGATGTTGTTTCCGCAAGTGTCGCCAATGCAAATGAAAATCTCGCTAAAACTGATGCTGGGCGGCTTGCTCAACTAAATATGATTTTGGCGGACACACAGCAACGGATTGGTGAAGTCTATAATTCCCTTCGTGCAGAAGTCGGCGCGGCATTATTACCGGACGTAGAAAAAGTTTTCACTGATTTATTGCGTCTTGTGGAAGAAAACCGCGACAATATTTCCGCGCTTATGGGTGTTTTGCAGGGCTTGGTTTCGTTTTTAATAAGTAACCGCACTGCAATTGTCGGAGTATTTACCGGAATTGGCGGGGCTATTGCAGGCATGAAGATAATAGACGCTGTTAACGGCTTGAAAATGTGGATAACAGCGATACAATCCGCTACTGTAACCGGCACAAGTGCAACGGCAGCACACCAAGCATTAACAGCGGCGAAAGTTGCAGGGGCAACCGCAACAGAAGTAGGGACAGCAGTAATAATAAAAAATAACGCCGCGCTTGTTACAAAAACTGCTACCGTTAAAGCTCTAACTGCGGCAATGCTTACAAACCCATTGTTCATAGGAGCGGTAGCAATTGGCGGGATAGCCTTACTTGCTCAAACTGTTGGCAATCTCACCACCGATTTTGAACGTCAAAAAGAACGCGTA